AAAATAGTCTGGATGTAGCATTTAGAAACGCAATCAATGACCTGAACCAAGCGATCGGCCTTACATCTACGCTTGCTGGCTTAATGCAGAACGTCGCTGACAACCTTAACTACTACAACAATAATGTTGGCGATTCATCCCGTATGCCGAAGCTAATTAAGCTGCAGCAGGATTTGAATAATGAAATGAAAGACGGCCAGCGCTGGTATGAGTCTGACACCATATTTCAACAGCGCAGAGCTCAGGCAGCATTTCAGCTTAAACAAGTTGAAGGTGAAATTGCTCACATCCGTGCCAAAGCGCAGAAAGACGCTGGTAATAACCAGTTTTCCAAGCCGAGCACTAAAGGTGATGACGCTGCCACCACGAAGTTAGTCCAAAACTCAGAGCGCCGCCTGGCTCTTGCGAAACTTGAGGGAGAGGCTAGGGTCAGGTTGCAGGCGCAGTATGACGCAGCAGATGCTGGCGTAACGGATCAAAGTAAAATCAAAGCTCTTCAGGATGAATACGCTGAAACCTACCGGATTACCGAGGCTCGTAAAGAAAGTATTAAGGCAACAAAAGATGGTGAGGCTGCATCGAAACGCTCTGCTGCCGCTGAAGAATCCGTTGAGCAGAAGCTCGCAAAACTTAGGGCAGAGTCCGATCTAACAACGGAGTCTATTGAGAAGCGGCGCATACAAGAAGCTGGTTTGCGCGCTCAACAATCTCTTGGCAGTTCCGCCACTAAGCAGCAAGTTGAGGAGGCCAGAGCCATAGGCGAGGCCAACGAAAAAGCTGCTATCGCCATGCAAAAGCGCAAGGAGGCCAGCCAGAACTTTACACAGTTACAAGGTACTGCATCTCCTGTGGCAGCTGTTGACAATCAATTTCAGCTTCAAATGGAACAGCTCAATGAGTACGCCACGCTCTATCCGCAAAAAATCGCACAAGTAGAGGCCACACGCGCTGCCATTGAGCAACAGTATCGAACGCAGCGCACCGAGGCCATGTGGCAAGAGTGGTCGCAACAGAATGCAGCAACCGAGGCTGCATCAGCAGCTTTTACAGCGTTCGGTAATAACGCCTCCAACGTCCTGACAGGCATCATCACGGGAAGTATGTCAGCATCAGATGCATTGCGCTCGATTGGCAGCACCGTTCTGAACAGCGTAATTAATACGTTCGTTCAAATGGGAATGGAGTGGGCAAAGGCATCCATCATGGGTTCCACAACTCAGCAGGCAGCCATTGCAGCGACAACGTCAGCGCAGGTTGCCGGGATTGGCGTACAGACCGCGGCCAGCACCACCGCAGCAGCGGCGACTACGGCGGCATGGACTCCTGCTGCCATCATGTCATCCATTGCATCTTTCGGCGGCGCGGTGGCTATAGGTCTTGGCGCGGTGGCGGCAGTTGCTGCATTGTCGGGTAAGCGCAAAAACGGCGGCCCGGTCAGCGCTGGCGGGATGTACCAGGTCGGTGAAGGCGGAATGCCGGAGATTTACCGGGCCAGCACGGGTAAGCAGTACATGATCCCCGGCGATAACGGCAGGGTCATCAGCAACAAGCAAATGAATGCCGGAGTTGGTGGGGGCGCACCGGTTCTTAACATCTACAACTACTCATCGGCATCAGTTGACGCGCAGGCTACGCAGAACGGTGATGGTTCATGGACGCTTGAAGCCTTCATAGCTGACATGAACGCCGGTGGTCCAGCAAGCCAGGCCATTACCAGCAACCATAATCTTAAGCGCACCCCGCGCGGGCAGTAATGTTTACTTCGCAGATTCGTGTATAGATTTGAGAACTGAAAGCGTGCTTTGGGTCTCTTTCAAATTTAACGCTTCAATGTTGTCAATTATGGTTTGGCGCTCATCGGGATTGAATTGAGTAAACATTGCTCCCAAGACTACTTTTAAAGCACTGAGCTCTAATGCTGTTTTATCTGGTGTTGAGGCATCAGAGCTGACGTCAAAGTCTACTGACACGGTTTGGATCTTATTCATTTTCATCTCCTTTTTAAGAATACCCATAATCTCAGAGCGGGTAAAATATGGCAATAATTGATTACCCCGGCTGGCTGCCACTGGCGCAGAAGGCCAGTAAGAACATGACGCTGGATACCGGGTTCCTGACTGACCAGCCAGCGGTCGGCCCGGCAATTTTCCAGAACCAGACCGACGATCTGAAAGTGACCTGGTCACTTACCTGGATTTTTACCCTGGCTCAGGAGAAAGCCTTCCAGCAGTGGCTGCGCAGCCCGAACTACCTTAACCGTGGCCTGAACTGGTTCCGCATGCCGGTTAACATCGGCGGCAGCGGCTTGCAGGTACAGGAGTTGCACTTCACTCAGATGCCGGTGCAGACCAGCATCGACGGCGGAATGGTGACCTGGACGGGTACGGTCATTGCCAACCGCCTGTATAACGCTGATGACGAGTTCGACGACATCATTGTTGAGCTGCCGCCACCATGGAATTCCTGGCTGGATATCGTGGTTACCGGGTACCCGGACGGGCGCGATCCTGAAAGTCTGCCGAGGGTTCCCTGATGCCATCCTTCCGCGAATATAAACAGCAGCGCCCGACGCGCGGCCTGTACGACACCATCACGTTTTACCATCCCTCGTTTGGCTATGTGCGCCTTGTAGATAAGCAGTTCTTCGCAAAGATACTTGGCGGCCAGACGTACACGCCAGCGCGCTTCGAAATCGAAGAGAGCCAGCAGAGCGGTACGCCGGTGATCGACGCGACGGTGAAGCTGGGCAGGTTGTCAACGGACGTGAAGGCGCTGATGAAGCAGTGGAAGGGGGCTTCCCGGCTGACGGCCATCACCGCCACACGGCAGATATTCGACAGCGCCGATGTATCGGCCCCGATTAAATCGTGGCAGCTGTACGTGAAAACCGTCGATATCGACACGGACAGCGTCTCGGTCACGTTATCCATGACTAACCCGCTGAACAACAATATCGGAAGGCTTTATGACCCTGTTGAGTACACCGGACTGCAGTACCTCTGACTTCATCAAAAAGATGATAGGTGTGCCATGGTCGAACCGGGCCTGTTCGTTCGAAAAGGTCGATTGTTGGGGCCTGGTGGTATTGTACTTTCGCCACGTCCTTGGCACCGAGCTGCATCAGACGCCGGACTACGAAGCCGGAGCAGACTTCTTCACTTGCTATCAGGGCGATGTGACGTTCTGGCGGCCGGTCGATAAGCCGGTAGAGGGCGGGATTTTCGTGGGCTATCAGGGTTCTCAGCCTGCGCATGTCGGTCTGGTACTGAGCCGCCAGGCGCTGCATGCGCGCGGCGAGGGAGGCAGCGTGCGTATGGACTCGTTGCTGTTAATCCAGCGGGCATTCACCAGAGTGGAGTATTTCGAATATGGCTCTGATTGAGCTGCAGCGCTTCCCAGGAACGCCAAAAGAACGATATAGGGTGCCAAACGGCACCTTTTTTTATGCCTGGCTGACGGAGAACGACAGCAACCTGCACCGGGATCTGCTCATCGTACGCAACGGCGTTACGCTGGGTGATGACGACGAGCTGGACTTTGAGCTGAGCGAACTGGACATTATCCAGCTGTTCGACCAGCCAAAGGGCATCATCGGCGACATCCTGAGTCCGATCTTCAAAGTGGTTGGTCAGGTGTTCTCATTCCTGGCACCGAAGCCGGCCATCGCGAATACCGGCGGCAATACCATCGATTCACCGAACAACAGCCTGACCGGGCAGACCAATACCGCTCGTGTTTACAAGGCTAAGCCGGACATATACGGTCAGGTGCGTTCGTTTCCTGATCTGATTCAGGAGTCAGTATTCGAGTACGTGCGCCAGAACGATAAAGACGGCGGCCTGAAGTACGTCACGGAGTGGATGTGCATCGGGATCGGCAAATACGATTACGAGTCCGTTCGTTACTCAGAATCAAGCCTCGGCTCTCTTGCCGGTGCTGAATTCCAGTTCTTCCAGCCCGGAGAAGTTATCCCTCAGATCGTCGAAGGTTACGGTTTCGACGATGTTGATGGCCAGGAGGTTCCGGGCCAGAACGATGCTGACGACTTCCCGGTTGAAACAGCGACAGCAAACACGGTTGTAAGTGGCACCTATTCCGGCGGACAGATAGCCATGCAGATCGTCAAGCAGGCTGAGTTCGACTATTTCATGGGGCTGGTACTGCCACATGCCGTGACATTTACCATCAACGTCACTTACGCCACGGCATCAGGCAGCGTCACAAAGGATGCGCTGTTTTCCGGTACGCTGATTTCCGCGGTGGAGACCAACGACGGCGCGGTAATAGACCCGGTCACCTGGTACACGTTCACCATGACCGATCTGCAGGGGCCACTGGATATTCCTGCGACGGCCACTATTAACCCTGTCACTTTCATCCTGAACGACAATGAGGCGCTGACAGTCGGCCCGTTCTTCTCTCCGGTGGAGTCCGCCGAGTTGTGGCTGCATACCCAGTCCAGCCTTGGCGGTAAGAAGCAAACCAACTGGCGGGTGGTTATCTGGAAAATCGACGAAGATTACAACCAGATCCCCGGCACCACTGAGACTTTCATCTATTACCAGGGCACGCCGCACGACCATACAAGCGAGGTGTTCTACCGCACGGACAAACTGACGCCCGCGGCTGGTTTCGGCAAGTATGCGATCAGCTTCCAGCGCACCGACAACGCCAGCGATGCATCGGTGCTGAAGGTCGAAGAAATCCATGCCATCAATATCCGCACGAACGTGACTCACCCGACCGACACCCTGGTACGTGTGAAGGTGAGGGCGACTGAGAATGCCCTGGGCAGTCGGGAGCGCAAATACAACGCGTTGGTAACCCGGCACACCATCACTTACGACCTGGCGACGCAGATGCTGGATTACACCCTGCGTCCGTCGCGTTCTTTCGCGGATGCGGTGGCGCACACCTGGCTGGTTATGGGTGCGCAGCCGGAAAGCAGCATTGACCTTTATGGGCTGTATGCGATCGCCGAAAGCTTGCCGGACGACCGGCTCGGCCAGTTCGATTACACGTTTGATGATGAAAACGACTCGCTGGGAGATCGGGTACGCGCTATCTGCAACGCCGCGTCGGTAATGGCGTACTGGGATGACGGCGTGCTGACGTTTACCCGCGATCAGAAAGTGGACTACCCGGCTGCAGTATTCAACCGGGCCAATATGAAGGCGGATGAGTACAAAATCACGTACGAAGCCACACTGCCCGGCGGATATGACGGCGTGCAGGTGTCGTATGTTCATCCGACCACGAACAACAAGACCTACATCAATTACCGGGTACTGAACGGGGCCATAGTCGAGCAGGAGGCGGAGAACCCCAACAAACTGGAGATCGTCGGCTTCCGTAATGAGTATCAGGCACGCGAACGTGCGCTGCGCGAAACGCGGCGCCTGATGTATTCCCGCGTCAGGATGAATGCGAAGGTTTTCGAAGATGGAATCATCCAGGTCGGCAGCGTTATCCAGATGCCAGACATATACGACAGCAACCAGCAGCAGGGCTATATCACCGGGCGTACCGGTAATAACTTTGATACCAGTGAGCCGATTTCTTTTTCTGGCTATATGTATGTGCTGGTAACCGACAGCCTTGGCAACCCAACATTGCGCTACCCGGCAACGCCCCGCAGCGACACGCATTACGGCTTCACTGCAGCGATACCGGCTATTCAGCTCAACATATGGAATGGCGATACGGTGCAGCTACCTTCGCGTTACCTGATCGCCACAGTGGAAGAACTGGACAACCAGATCTGGACCGTCAACAGCATCAAACCTAACAGTGATAACACGGTTTCCCTGACCGTCTCTGAGTACAGCGACAGCGTATATCAGTAATACCCACCTAATCCACTCAACCCGGACATTACGCCGGGTTTTTTTATGGAATTAATATGGCCACTCAACCTACAAATTTGCCTGTGCCGAGTGAAACGCCGCGCGACCTGAAATTTAACGCCGGGAAAATTGACGAATTCGTTACCAGTTACAGCCACACTTATACCGATCGTTTTGGTCAAAAACATCGTACAATCGCCGGCCTGAATTATGACGCTAACCAGGCGATACTGAAGTATGGCTATATCACGAAGAAGTCTTTTGAACAGGGTGCTACCCTCGACACTCCTAACACTGTTCTGCAGCTCGAAAGCAACGGCGAATACTACCGTTGGGATGGAGACTGGTCACAGCCCAAAGTCGTTCCGCCTGGCTCCACTCCGGAAAGCGCGGGTGGTGTCGGGCAGGGTAAATGGGTTGGTGTGGGCGATGCATCATTACGAGCGGATCTGGCAACCCCTGCTTTGGGTGACAAGCTTATGGCTGCACAGCCATTTCCCAGTTCTGTGCCTCGTACTCAGCGTGAGCAGAACCAGGACTTTATTTCAATTCGTCAGTTTCTGACAGGCGTCGAAATAGATCATACTGCGGCATTTCTTGCTGCACAGACTGTGTCTCCATCTGGGTTTTTCGTTCAGGCAGGCACCTACACCATCAATGGTGCAATTACCGCCCCGCTAGTGACGTACGGTAACGTGAATATACTCGGTACTGGGTCATGGAACGTTATTGACCTTTCTCAGCCTATCCCAGACGGCAGCACGATGTTGAATGGCCGAAAGGCGGTGCAAGTCTTCCAGTTGACCCCACCAACCACTATCCCATCAGGTAAGTCGACAGTTTCCCAAGGGTTGATGATAGACGAGCAGGCCGGAACGTATTACTGCTCATGGGATGATGGTTCAGGAAACTCTATCATCCGTAAGTTCGACGCGGGCGGCAAGACCCTTACTGAATACACTCTTCCTGGGGTGGGGCATTGCGATTCATTCTCTAAAGTCGTGCGTAACGGGGTGACGTCTTATCTGATCGGCGGGAGTTATGGAAATGACCAGAAAATAATCATCCTGACCAACGACGCCGTGGCGCAGACAGTTCCGACAAATAACCCTGAAGGCGTTGGAGGGATACTCGTAGCCGTTGATCAGTACGATTATTCGAAGGTGGCGATTTATTACCTTGATGCCCAAGGGCAGGGGTGGATTACATATGACATTCCAATCGCTGATGTTTATAACAGTGCCGTAACGCCCAATCTGAACAAGAAGTTCAGAATCAGTCTGGGTAACGATACAGTTAGCGCTATAAATTTTCAGTCGTTTGGTTATTACCGTGGTGAATTTATTCTCTGGGCGGGCAATGACAGCCGTTCAGGCCAGAAAAATTTATACCGCTTTAATAAATATGGTGAACTGCTTGAGGTTATGGATGTACAGGCAGATCGCATTTATGCAGATGTTGAGGGGAACATAACCGAACCCGAAGGGCTTTCCATTAGCAGAAACCCAAATACGAATGAATGCGACATTCACGTTACCAAATGCTTCGGTACCCATGCTGCAGCCGTCGTTCGCATCTATAAAATGATAAAAGGAGGGGAGGCTGGTTCACAATTTGAGGGGATGTCGATGCGGGCAGGGGCAGGGCAAATCCCCACCCGAGTTGTAACTCTTCCAATGATCTTTGAAAAAACTCAAGGCGGCTGGGCAGTGAACGTTGGGAACACAATTGCTGAAAATGGCCTTATGTATGTAAAAAATATCTCTGCAGATAAAGGAGGTGTGTATGGTTTATACTTTGATTTACACAAACCATACATATCGATCGTTGGATTTAGTTTGACAGGCACCGCCGGGTTATTAGGGCAGCGCATACAACCATGCTGGACTGTACACAAAGGTGGTTCCGATTCTCATATAAACCAAAAGATCACTTTTTATGACAGCAATGCAAATAACTTTGTTTCAGCTAATGATGTACGTATAGCAAACGGAACAATGTTTTGCCTTGAATTAAGAGTAGCCTACGGGAAGTAAATATGTGGGCATCAATGAACTAAGATGATGGGTGAGAGGGATATATTACCAAGTTGACATGATTTCAATGGCGGAAAGTATTATGACGTTGTTGATGCTTAACGGATGGCATCAACAACATTCACACTTTGCGGCACGATAAAATGAATATGGA